CAACTGGTTCTTACACAGTAAATTTTAAATATGCTACAGGAACAGGTGATTCTGTTACTTGGGCAACAACTGATAAAGGTTGGAAAATTATTTATGCTACAAAAAATGATGGAACTAATCCAGACATAGCAGAAGCAACCCTTGGTGGATTACCAGGTGGTTCAGATACACAAGTTCAATATAACGATTCAGGATCATTCGGTGGAGATGCAAATTTAATTTGGAATTCATCAACTGGATTAAATATTGGAACTTCGAAAGAATTAAGACTACAGGACGACTCAGGATCAGAATATGTAGGTATGAAAGCATCTAACGGAACCACGGATTATACTATTACGTGGCCAGCAGGCGTAGCCGGAGGAAACGACTACGTTCTAAAATCAACAACAGGTGGAGTTTTATCTTGGGGTGAAATTTCAGGTGGAACTTCATGGGCAGCAGTAAAAGTAACAGGAGATTCTCCTGTATCTGGTGCAGCAGGAGCAGGATATTTTATGAATACTACTTCTGGAGCCATCACTTTAACTCTACCCGGATCACCAACATTAGGGGATGAGATCTCGTTTGTAGATTATGCAGGTACTTTCGATACTAATAATTTAACCATTGCAAGAAATGGTAAAAATATTAATGGGGCAGCATCAGATTTAACTGTTGCTACAGAAAGAGCCGCTAATACTTTAGTCTACTCAGATACTACTCAAGGTTGGTTATTGAAGAATAATTAATAGGAGTTGGAGTGTCAACTTATAGAGAAATAGTTGGAAAAAAAATTAAGAAAGTAACATCAGATCCTTCAACAGGAATTGATGGAGAAATGTGGTACAATTCAACTACAGGAACTTTAAGAGGTCTAGCAATTAGTGAAGCATGGAAAAGTGCATCATCAGGAATTTGGCAAAAAAATACCGCAGGTGGAGCTGGAACAACTACTGCAGCTGTGGTTTATGGTGGTGCAAGTGCAAGTGGTACAGTTTATCATAATGAAACAGCCGAATATGATGGCACAAATTTTAGTGCTAGTGGAAATTTAGGAACAGCAAGACAAGATGGTGGTTCTTGTGGAATACAAACAGCAGCTTTATTTGTAGGAGGAGAAGCAGCTCCTGGAAATAGTGCGTTAGTTGAAGAATATAATGGATCAACATGGTCGGAAGAAACTAATATTCCTACTTCAGATAGAGGATGGGGATCATTTGGACTTCAAGGAGCTGGAGTAATGGTTGGAGGAGCTACTGCTCCTACATCTAAATGTCAAGAATATGATGGTTCAAATTGGACTGCAGGAGGAAGCTTAAACGATGGAAGACGTTTAAGTGGTATGGGCTGTGGTACACTAACTGCTGGGTTAGTAGCAGGAGGAGACCCTAATTCAAATAAAACAGAAACTTATAACGGAACAGCTTGGGCAACTGGAAATACTTTAAATACTGGACGACAACAAGGAAAAATGTCTGGTCCTCAAACATTAGGTCTTGTATGGGGTGGAGAAACACCTTCTCTTACAACAGCTACAGAAAAATTTGATGGAACAAGTTGGACAACTTCTTCAGCAACTTTAGCAACTGCAGTTAAAAATAATGCTGGAAACAAAGATAATACTTCAGGAACTAGTGCTTTAAATGTTTATGGTAATATACCTGGTGATACATATCACGCTGAAGAATATAATAGTACAACAACTGTTTATACACCAGCGGCTTATTCGGCATTACCTAATACACCTAACAGTAGAAATGCTGAAGGAGCTGGATCAAAAAATGGAAGCACAACAGCGGCTATGAATTGGTGTGGTGGACAACCGGGACCAACAGGTTTTACAAACACTTCAGTAGAATGGAATGGATCTGCTTGGTCAGCAACCCCAAATTATCCACAAACAGCTAGACACGTTGGAGGAACAGGAGTTGAACCAGCAGCATTAGGTGTGGCCGGTTTTGATTCTGAGGGATCTAATATAGACACAGTAAATGAATTTGATGGTTCGTCATGGACTGGCGGTGGAGGTTATCCACTAGCTCAATATTCTGTAGCTACTGCTGGAACCCAAACGGCAGCAATAACGTCTGGAGGGGGAAGTAATACTACAACTAGTAATGACTATAATGGTTCATCGTGGACCGGTAATCCTGCTATGAGTTCTGGAAGAAGTTTTGCTGGCAATGCTGGAACACAAACTGCATTAATAGCTATGGGTGGAAGTAACCAACCAGCTGGTGAATGTGAAGAATTTAATGGATCTTCTTGGACATCAGGTGGAAATTTAGCATCAGGATATGTATCGGAATCCACTTCTACAGGTGGAACACAAACAGCAGGAATGATGTGTGGTGCCAATAAATCACCAGGTGGATCAGCAGGAAGTGCAGGTTATTTACAAACTTATGATGGGACTTCTTGGATAACAGGTGCATCTTTAGGTACTGCTAGAAATGGGGCATCTGTATCAGGAACAACGACGGCACATATGATTGCTACAGGATATGGACCATCTACTTATTCAAATAGCGCCGAAGAATTCACACCTGCATCATCAGCTACAAATATAAAAAATTTTGCAACAACTTAATTATGAGCACATATAGACAAATACACGGTAAAGCAGTCAAATCATTGGACACTGATCCATCAGCAACAACTGATGAAGGACAGATTTGGTATAATACATCAAGCGATACTTTTAAAAGTATTGTTAATCTAGAAGCATGGATTAGTGCTTCTCAAATAACGCAAGCAAGAGAAAAACCAGGAGCTTTTGGAGCTCAAACAGCAAGTGTTATTTGCGGAGGATTTGGTGGAGGTGCCACTAATTATGTTAATACCGAGGAATATGATGGAACTGGTTGGGCTGCTGGAGGAGATTTAAATACCGAGAGAGAAGGGCTTGGTGGAGTTGGTATTTTAACTGCTGGATTAGCAGCTGGTGGTTTTGATCAACCAAGTACTTATAAAGATTCAGCCGAAGAATATAATGGAACTGCGTGGACTAATGTAACAGCTGCTCCTTATGCGTGGGAAAATGGAGGAGCTTTTGGAATTCAAACAGCAGCAGTATTTGCTGGTGGTGGACCAGGCTCTAAAGATACATCACTAGAATATGATGGTTCTTCATGGGCAGCGGGTGGAACAATGAATGACGGACGAGCACAATTAGGTGCTGCAGGACAATCCACTTTAACAGCAGGATTAATTTTTGGTGGAGCAGGATTTTCAGCAAAGACAGAAGAATACGATGGTACTTCATGGACTACTGGAGGAGATTTACCTGCTGCTACATCTTTCTTAGGTGGTGCAGGAACTCAAACAGCTGGATTATCTTTTGGAGGATTTACAGGTCCAAGTACACTGGTTACTACAACAAGTAAATATAATGGAACAAGTTGGGCTGCAAGTCCAGCTACTTTAGCTACAGGACAAGGAAGAAATCCTGGTTCAGGATCAGATACAGCAGCATTAATTGGAGGAGGTAGTTATCCAAGTACCGCTATTGTTGCAACAACACAAGAATTTAATAGTACATCAAGTGTTATTACTGCTGCAGCATGGTCATCTACACCAGCTATGAGTACAGGAAGATATGGCGGAGCAAGTGGTGGAACACCAACTGCTGCGTGGTATGCAACAGGTTATCAAGGAAGTCCAGGATATACTAATAACACAGAAGAATATGATGGATCAAGTTGGGGAGCTGGAGGAAATATTGTTGATGGAAATACACAATCAACAGGTGGATGTGGCACTTTAACTGCTGGTTTAAAAATGGGTGGAACTGATGGTAGTCCCCCTTATACAGAAACTGAAGAATATAATGGTTCAGCTTGGACAGCTGTTCCAGGAAACTTAAATGCTACAGAAAATGGAACTAGTGGATGTGGTACTCAAACAGCAGGACTTTATACAAGAGGAAGACCATCAACTGTTAATGAAGAATACAATGGTACGTCATGGACATCTGCAAATACTATAGGTACAACAAATAGATCTGGAAATAATTCTGGAACTCAAACCGCAGCATTATATCTTGGAGGAGAACAACCCCCAGGACCATACTTAAAATTAACAGATGAATATGATGGAACCAATTGGACAGCTGGAGGAAATTTAGTTATTCCTCAAGGAATTAGTGGTAACTCTGGTCCGAGCTCAGATACAATGGCAGCTTCTGGATATACTACAGATGCTCCATGGGGACCTAGCAATATTTCTCAGTGTCAAATATATAATGGAACTTCATGGGCAACTAGTGCAAACGTTTCTATAGCTAGATCTTCTGGAGGAAGCTCTAATAGAGGCTGTGCACCAGGATCAAGCAGTGATGCTGCTTTTGTATTTGGTGGCTCTCCAGTTACACCCGCAAAAACAGGTGAACTATTTACAGCTGAAACATCAGCTATAAACGTTAAAACACTTACGCAAAGTTAAAAATTATGATATACAAAATTAAAAAGGAGGACTAAACTATGGCACACTTTATATATGGAGTAGCTGAAAACACAGGCAAAGGATTTTTTACTGCAGAAGACAGAAGAAAATTCTTCCTTAGAGGTTATCCTGCAAACGTCTGGATGGTTGGCAACAACGTCGATGGCGCTATGTGGTTAGCTGAAAAGGGCGCTCGTGAAAAGACAAAAGCTGAAGCACAAGCTTTGATTGACGCTGACGTTCAAGCGGCACAAGCTCAGTATGATGCATTGTCTGCTGAAGAACAAGCACTTCGTCAAAGACCAGATGATGTAATATTGCCATAAGGAATTTTTAAATGGCAACTTACGAGGAAATATACGGAAAACGTGTAGAAGTACTAGACGCTGACCCTACCCTGACTACAGGGCATGAGGGACAGGTGTGGTATAACACTACTACAGGTACGCTTAAAGGGCTTGTTGCGACTGCTGCATGGTCAAGTGCTCCAGCATTGCTTACAGCTAGAGAAGGTACATCAGGTTTTGGAGTCCAGACTTCTGCATTATGTGCAGGTGGAGAAACCACGACTGCTGTTGGAACTACTGAAGAATATAATGGTACAGGGTGGGTAACTAAAACTGCTATGAATACTGCAAATAGAGCATTAGCAGGAGCAGGAATAGTAACTGCCGGAGTAGTGTTTGGAGGATTTTCTACAAATACAAATACTGAAGAATTTAATGGTTCATCTTGGACCGCTACTGGCGCTATGAATGCTGGTAGGAATAGTTTGGCCGGTGCTGGTGTACAAACTTCAGCTTTAGCAGCTGGGGGACAACCAGGAGTAAAAGATAACGCTGAATCTTATAATGGATCGACTTGGACAGCAGAGACTGCCCTGAGCACAGGTAGAGTAGGACCTGGTGGTGGAGGAGCATCAGAAACTGCAGCAGTAGTTTTTGGAGGCTATACATCAACACCCCCAACTACTCCAACAACTGCAAGTGAAGAATGGGATGGATCAAGTTGGACAACTGGAGGAGCTTTAAATACTGCACGTTATGCATTAGCCGGAACAGGCACTTTGACTGCAACACTAGCTATCTCTGGACAAACAACAACAAGAACAACATCAGCAGAAGAATATAATGGAACGAGTTGGACTGCAGTACCTTCCCTTGCTACAGGAAGATCAGGTTTAGGAGGAGCAGGAACTACATCTTCAGCTCTTGCCTTTGCGGGAACTACCCCACCGATATCTAATTTAACAGAAGAATTTAATAGATCAGTTACTGCATATACAGGCGGTGCCTGGGCAAGCAGTGGAACAATACCAGAATCTAAAAGAGATGGTGCTGGTGCTGGTGGAAGTATAGGAACTGTAGATGCTGGACTAGCTTTTGGTGGTGAACCTATTAATACAAGTACTTTTGAATATGATGGATCTACTTGGTCGCCAGGCGGAGCCATGAATACTGGTAGAAGAATAGGTGGAGGATTTGGACCTGCAACAGCTGCTGGTTGTGCGGGCGGAAATGCTTCAGCGGGTGATGGATACTCAAATGCTTACGAAACTTATAACGGGTCAGCGTGGACTACTTCTCCTTATAGTTTATCTACTACAAGAAGATATTGTGGTGGAGCAGGTACAATAACAGCAGGATTAGTTTTTGGTGGACAGGTGCCCCCTAACCCTACTTATACAACAGCTACAGAAGAATACGATGGAGAAGGATGGAATACTGGAGGAGCTCTGCCGGTTGCCAAACAATTAATGGGAGCAGGAGGAACTCAAACAGCTGCTATTTCAGCAGGTGGTAACATCGCACCTTATCCGTCTTATACAGATGTCACTACAAGTGAAGAATACAATGGAACTGCTTGGACAGGAGGTGGAACATTATTAGAATTTAAACTAGCTGCGGCTTCAGCTGGAACTCAATCAGCTTTTCTGTATTCTACAGGTAAATCTCAAATTTCACCCGAAGTTCAAAGTACAAGATGTCAAGCGTATGATGGAACAACATGGACTACTGCTCCTAACACAGCCACGTCTCAGGCAGGAGTAAGAGGATGTGGAGGAACTCAAACCGCTGCTTATTGGGGAGGCGGATATGGCGCTCCTGGAAGTAATACCGGAGTAACAGAAAACTTTACAGGTGCAACGACTAGTCTTGCAGGAAGTACATTGACAACAAGTTAAAAATAGTTATATTAGAAAGATATATGAAAGGAGTAATATGACAGAAAAACGTAATATACATGCATTAATAGAAAAAGAAGCACCAAGCTTAAATAACTTATTAGATCCAGAAGATGTAAAAGAGTTTAAAGCATTAACCGGCGAGCTTAGGGATACCTGGACAAAGAAACAAGTCTTTAGAACTGAAACAGAGATGAGGATGTCTGTTTTACAGGATGCTAAATATCCAACGAAGGCTTCTAAGTATTGGCAGTGTGTTAGAGAACAAAATGTATTCTTAGAAAACTTAATGAGTTTATCTTTTGATTGTAGAAGAAAAGAAGCAAAAATTAAATGGTTAGAAAAAAAATTAGAAACAGAAAAAGATGAATATAAAAGAGAAAAATATACAATAGATTTAGATGAAGAAGTTTATGGTTTAGCAAATATGCAATTAGTCGCTAAAGATAGAATGAGAGAAATTAAACTTTGGTCTACATTAAAGAAAGAGTTTAATGATGGAACCTTTGATACTAAAGATGTTAATAAACATCAGTTAGATTCCTATCATATAATAATGAAAAATAAAGCGGAGACATTAACATCAGGTTCATCACAGCCCGAAGTATTTAATGTCTTAGGTCAATTAAAAACAATAGAAAGAGTTAAAAAAACAGGTGAAATGCTTTATAACAAGAAAGAACAATTGACACATGACCTCGGATCCAAACCAGAAAAACTTTAATTTTGTATTTTTAGGGCAGTCAGTATTAAAATATCAAGTACCCTTAGATGTCTACGAGACTCTTAACAATATTTATGAGTCTAAATACCCCCAATTACCTAAAGCTAATCCACAACTGGTAGGTAAAATAGAAAAAGAACATTCATTATTTTTTGATGGTCTTCCTAATAATAAAATGCATCCGCATAATTATTTACCAGATAGTGTCAGACAATGGTTTCATGCAGTAATGAAACATTATTTAGATTGGAACAATGTACACGAATATAAAATGCACTTAAACTCTATCTGGGTTAATACTATGTTTGAACATGAATACAATCCAGTGCACGTGCATCAAGGGGGTTTGTTTACAGGATTATCTTCTGTCATGATTTTAAAATTACCACAAAGTTTTGGTGTAGAATATTCATCCGCAGATCAACCACAGAATGGTAGATTACAAATTCTAGGTTCAGCTTCTGGTCAATTTGCTAATATAGATTATCAGCCAAAGATTAAAGAAAGAGACTTTTATGTTTTTCCATATGATATGAGACACACAGTTTATCCTTTTAATGGGCCCGGGTTTAGAAGAACCCTAGCATGCAATATGGATGTAGAGTATGATCCTATTAAGAATAGAGGAGTAAGTTAATGTACGAAAATAAAATTATAACGGAGCCTAAATGGAAAAGTTGGATTGTGCAAACTACAACTCCATTGTTTACACCCGATCAGTGCAGACAAATTATTGAATGTGGTAGAAGACAACCACCGCAAAAAGCACAGGTTGGTATGGGTAAACCAGGAGGTGGTACAAACACAAAAAAAAGAGTAACTACAATATCGTGGATACCATTTAAAGAAATGGGTCATATGTATGAAGACCTTAATAAATTTATACAAAAAGCAAATGAAAACCATTTTGGCTTTGGTGACATACGAATGACAGAGAACGCACAATTCACAGAGTATCCTGAAGGAGGGTTCTATGATTGGCATATGGATTGTGATGTAAATATGGGACATGAACCACCAGTTAGAAAAATATCAATGACTCTTTTGTTAAATGATCCATCAGAATTTGAAGGTGGAGATTTAGAGCTGATGGCACCAGGTAAATTTGCAAAACTTAAACAAGGTCATGCAATTATATTTGCATCATTTTTAAATCATAGGGTTAATCCTGTTAAACGTGGAGTAAGACAATCACTTGTTGTTTGGTTTGGAGGTAAACCTTTTAGATGATTAAAGAAGGATTTTTTCCTACAATTATATACGCAGAAGATTTTAAATTAGATACTGATGAGATAGCTAAAAACATTGTTCAGTGGTCTCAACAAGATAAAGGTCTTCAAAAAACAAATAGAAATGGATGGCATAGTCAAACTAATATGCATGAAATTCCTGAGTATAAACCTTTAGTAGATGAATTATTTAGAATGGCGCATCAAATATTTGATGACCAATGGTTAGATAAACAACCAGCATTGGGAAATATGTGGGCTAACATAAATCCACCAGGTGGATATAACATGCCACACGTACATCCTAATTCTTTATTTAGTGGAGTATATTATGTAAAGACTCCTCCTAATTGTGGACGCTTAATTTGTAATGATCCACGACCAGGTGTTCACCACTCTATGCCAACTAAAAAAGAGGGGGACGTTCCTAAATATTTATGGAGAGAAGTGCAATTAGACCCTAAAGAAAATAGGGCTATTATTTTTAACTCTTGGTTATGGCACACTGTTCATCCTAATAAATCTACTGAACCAAGAATATCGGTAAGTTTTAATTTTATTCAAAGAGGATTTGAATAATGACTTTTAATAAATACGCAATAATCAAAAGCGCACTTAGCTATGAACTAGCTAATTTTATATTTAACTATTTCTTACTTAAAAGAGATGCAGTTAAATTTATGTACGACAATAATTTAACATGGGATAATGGTATGTTTGGAACCTGGTCCGATAAACAGGTACCCAATACTTACTCTCATTATTCAGATCCTGTAATGGAAACTTTATTAGTTAAAATGTTACCCGTTATGAAAAACCAAACAGGATTAGACCTAGTACCTACATACTCATACGCAAGATTATATAAAAAAGGGGATATATTAAAACGTCATAAAGATAGGCCTTCTTGTGAAATATCTACCACCCTTAATTTAGGAGGGGAACCTTGGCCTATATTTATAGATGGCACAGGAGCTGATACAGTCATAGACGAACACAAACAAATACATAAACCTAACCCTCCCCAAGGCACAAAAGTCCTACTTGATGTTGGCGATATGCTGGTATATAGTGGATGTGAATTAGAGCATTGGAGAGAACCGTTTGAAGGTAATACTTGCGGCCAGGTATTTCTTCACTATAACCATGTGAATGGTCCTTTTGCTGAAAAAAACAGGTTCGACAAAAGGCCGATGTTAGGACTTCCACCAATAAGGAGGTCATAATATTATGGAGTTATATGTTACAAAAATTAGGTTTTTTACCAGGATTCAACAAACAGGTTACAGAAACCGGGGCTGAAGGTCAGTGGTTTGATGGTGACAATGTTCGTTTTAGATATGGTACCCCAGAAAAAATAGGTGGTTGGACTCAACTAGGTGACGATAAGTTAACTGGTGCGGCTAGAGCTATTCATCACTGGGACGATAACGCTGGTATTAAATACGCAGCTGTAGGAACTAATAGAATTTTATACGTTTATTCAGGGGGAGTTTTTTATGACATCCATCCAATTAGAACTACTTTAACAGGCGCAAAATTTTCAAGTAGCTCTTCATCAACAACTGTTACAGTAACATGCACAGGAGTTCATGGTCTAAGTGAAAATGATATTGTTATGTTTGATAGTGTGACAGGAGTACCTGCTGGATCCACTTATAGTGATGCTACTTTTGAAGACAAAAAATTTATGGTCACATCTATTCCTACTACCACTACTTTTGAAATTACAATGGATGTTCAGGAATCAGGGACGCCATTAACTACAAGTGATGGTAATAGCACCTCTGTATTATGTTATTATACGGTAGGGCCTTCTCAACAATTAGGTGGTTATGGTTTTGGAACAGGATTATTTGGTGGTACAGCTTTAGGGCCAGCAACTACAACGCTAGCTTCTGGTATTAATGACGCTGTAACTGATATTCCTTTAACCAACTCTGCTGCTTTTCCTTCTACTGGAGAAATTAGAATTGGATCAGAAGATATAAGTTTTACAGCTAATAATACTTCTACAAATATTTTAAGTGGGGGTGCCAGAGAAGTTAATGGTACAACAAAAGCATCACATAGTGGCGGAGATACAGTAACAAACATATCTGATTATGTTGCCTGGGGTGAAGCATCTTCTGCTGACTTTACAATTGACCCTGGTCTATGGATTTTAGATAACTATGGAACTAAATTAATTGCACTTATTTATAACGGTAAATGTTTTGAATGGGATGCAGCTGCAGCAGGCGCTGTTTCTACAAGAGCTACTGTCTTAGCAAATGCACCTACCGCATCACGTCATGTATTGGTATCCACGCCCGACAGACACTTAGTGTTTTTTGGAACAGAGACAACCATTGGTACAACATCAACTCAAGATGATATGTATATTAGATTCTCTTCTCAAGAGAGTATTAATGAAACTGATTCTTATACAGTTAAAGCAAACAATACGGCAGGTACACAAAGACTTGCAGATGGGTCTATGATTATGGGAGCTATCAAAGGTAGAGATGCTATTTATGTATGGACAGATACAGCTTTGTTTCTAATGAAATTCGTTGGTCAACCATTTACCTTCTCGTTTGAGCAGGTAGGAACTAACTGTGGGTTATTAGGAAAGAATGCTAATATTGAGGTTGATGGTACAGCTTACTGGATGTCTGAGAACGGTTTCTTTGCATATGATGGTCAGTTAAAATCTTTACCTTGTTTGGTAGAGGACCATGTTTACGATGACTTAAACTCAACTTCAAGAGACTTAGTTAATGCAGGATTAAATAATCTATTTGGGGAAATAAGTTGGTTTTATTGTACTGCTGCCTCTGATGCAGTTGATAGAGTAGTGACTTATAATTATCTAGACTCTACTATTAAAAGACCTATTTGGACTACTGGTACTTTACCAAGAGCAGCGTGGCAGGATTCGTCTGTTTTTGCTAAACCACATGCTACTTACTATAATCCTTCTGATGATGCCTCATTCGATGTTACTGGTAATACGGACGGAAGTACGATATACTATAAACAGGAAACAGGAACCGACCAAATTAATGCAGGCGGGGCAGTAACTGCTGTGATAGGCACCATTACTTCTGGTGATTTTGACATTACTCAAAAGACAGCTAGAGGAGGTGGACAAGTTATTGGTATGCCGGACCTTAGAGGAGACGGAGAATTTATGATGAGAATAAGTAGATTTTTACCAGATTTTATTTCGCAAACAGGTAATACACAAATTAGTTTTACAACTAAAAATTATCCAAATAGCTCAGGTACCACTACAAATTATTCAACTTCTAATACAACAACAAAAATAGATACAAGATTACGAGCAAGAGCAATTGCAATGAAAGTTGCAAACACAACAACATCTGAAGATTGGAAACTAGGAACATTTAGATTAGACATACATCCAGGAGGAAGAAGGTAATGGTTTGGTATACAGGAGTTGATCAACAAAGATATGATGCAGGCGAAAAATTTTTGCCTCAGGATCGGTTTCTTTTAAATTATACATCTCCTACCACTGGCACAGAAGAAGAAGAACAAGTAACAACATCACAAGGAATACCTAACACTAATGCTTTTATTAATGCTGGTGGTGGTGGAGGCAGTAATATGGGAGGATTAAATCAAACATGGTTTACTGAACCAGGAGCCCCAGCTACTTCCCAAGGCGACTATGATATATACGGAAATAAAATTAATGAACTTGGACGAACAGGTATATTAGGTGCGTGGGATAAAACAAAAGATTTTTTATTTCGACCAAGAGTAAGGGGGACACTGGGTGATAGATTAGAAGGACAGTATCAAACAGGACAAAAGTTTCCATCTTGGATAGCAGCAATTGCGGGTGCGCAAAGTCCATTTAATCCTGATTCTAGAAATTGGAATCCTGAAATGGCTTCTCAATTAAATTTTTTAGAGGGAGGCACAGGAGGAAAATGGACAGGGACCGGTAATAATTTAACATGGACTGGAGATCAAATGATGATCGGTAGAGATCCAAATAGTGGTCAGTTAAAATATGGAGCTGGTTCAGTACTTGAAGGAAAGAATGTAATATCAGGTTTTGGATCAAATGATTATGAAGAAGCTTTAAATAACTACATTTCAAAAATGCAGGCACGACAAGCTAAAGCTATAGCTCAAGGGAGACAATTAACAGCTTTCCAACAAAAAAAATTAAAACAGGCTCAAGATGAATTAGGTGGTTGGAAAGGTGAGCAAAAAATTCAGGATGCTGATAAAAATATTATTCATACTGATACAGGTAAAGTAACAGACATTATTACAGGTCAAGCAAAAGGTGGTGGTGCTGACGTATGGCAAGAAACTTTTAGTGGGACACAAGATGGTAGTGGAGAATTTGCGGGTACAGGTAATCAAGGTAATCAAGGTGGAGTAAGTAGTTCTTGGAGTGGGTATGAAGGTAATCCACACGGAGAATGGAAAGAAGGTGGAAGAGTTTATTTAAATTTAGGAGGACTAGCAAGTATATTATAATGGCAAAAATTGTACAATCATTAACAAGAGCTGAAGAAGAATATAGTAGAGCTAATCTACAATCATTGGTCAGGGACCTTGATGGTGTAATAACAAAATTAAACTCCTCATTTCAAGATGAAGTTAAACAAGAGATAGAAGCTAAAAGTTTCTTTCTAGATTCATAATGGCAGTAGTAAACGAGTATAAATTTTATGGTAAAACTGTAACAGCAGCTGAAAGTAATAATCTTTTAGAGCCAGGAGATAACGAAACTATTATTGTTAAGTCTCTTCATGTTACTAATAAATCAGGATCTAATACTCCTACTATAACTATTACTAATAATGCTTTTGAAGTAATACATACTCAAACATTAGCGACAGCAGCTAGTGTAGAAATACTAACAAATCCTATGGTAGTAGAAGGAGGTAAGGTATTGGCCGCTACTACAGCAGGAACTGTAAGTGATGGGGTAGTTATTACTATAAGTTATCTCAACATTAAGAAGGAGAAAACGGACTAATGGAAATAAAAAATGCAACAGTTGAATTAACCTACAGACACAAGGAAACTGGCGAGCTTTTTCAGGAAAGAAAAGACTGGGAAGCTAAGGGTTATAAGAATGAGGACATGGCACAAGATGTAAAAGTCATCATGCCACCTCTTGATTTAATGAGCAAAACGTAATAAGCTAGGAGATTAAGGTAAAATTATGGCAATTTCAAGAATGCAAGAACCCCAACAAATACAACGTGGCTTAGGAAGCTTAGATGCCCCTAGACAAGGTTATTTTTTAGGTAAGCTAGTTAAGAAAGCTGTTCGTGGTGTTAAGAAAATAGCTAAAAGCCCATTAGGTAAAGCCGCTTTAATAGGTGGAGGTCTATGGGGTCTTAATAAATTTGGTTTAGCTGGTATGGGTAAAGGCTGGTTTGGTAAATTTGGACAAAGTAATTTAGGAGGCCTTCTTAAAAAAGGTGCTACTGGTGCATGGAATTGGTCTAAAGCTAATCCATGGAAAGCAGGTGCATTAGGTCTAGGCGCAGCAGCAGTTGCAGCACCATTCTTAATGGGTAAAGAGGATGAGGAAGAAGTTGATGAAGAATCATGGACACAAGTTCCTTCAAGTATTGCCGACATAAGAAACCAAGCAAGAAATTATTACACAAATCCAGGCGCAAGCACATTAGCTTTCATGCCTAATAAACAATTCGTAGATCAAAATTGGTACGCTGCTGATGGTGGTAGAGCTGGATTATTAAATGGCGGAGAAGCAGGCCAAGAACAAATAGAACAAATGCTTATGGCAGAATATGTAAAATATAAGAACCAAGGTGGCACATTATCTTTTGAAGAGTTCGTGCAAGCAGTAATGCAAGCACAAGAACAGCAACCAGAAGGTGCAGGAATGGAGCAACCACAAGAAGTAGCTATGGCTGCTAACGGTGGAAGAATTGGATATGCAGGAGGACAATTAGTACGTCCAAGTGCTGATGGTTCAAGACCAGGTTATGCTGGACCACTTGATTTCTTTAAAAATTTAAAATCTGGTTGGGATCAAATAATTAGTGGAGAAACTGCAGCACAGTTAGGTGGTGATCAGGAAAGAATAAATGAGTTTTTAGTAAAAGATATGTGGGGACATGAGGGAGCAGATCAAGAGACAATTGAAATGATTATAGACATGAATAAAAAAGGTATTGATATTGAAACAATATCTTCTTTAACTGGTACTGATAACAAAGTTGTAAATGATATTATATCTATATTAAACATGAAAGCTGATGGCGGAAGAATAGGAAAATTAGGTGGTGGTCTTATGAGTGAAGACGAAGATGAATATTCTTATAACCCTCAAGCAGCTATGCGTATGTATAAAAGACCCGGTAAACAAGAAGGCGGAATCATGGAAACTGAAGTAGCAGAAGAAATGATTGATATGGGTGGTAAAGAAAAGGATTATAGAGAGACTGGTGGCTTTGTAGATTTAGGTAGAAAAGAGCGAGCAGATGATGTACCAGCTAGATTGAGCAAAAATGAATTCGTTTTTACAGCTGATGCAGTGAGAGCTGCTGGCGGTGGAGACATCGATCGAGGTTCTGAAGTTATGCAAAATATGATGGATAACTTAGAAGCAGGTGGAGAAATTTCTGAAGAGTCGCAAGGCTTAGAAGGAGCGCAAGCAATGTATGATCAACAACAAATGTTACAATCGAGGATAGCATAATGGCATTACCAGATTATTTACAAGACACAGGAAAAGATTTAGCCCGTCAGATGACGGCGACGTATTCGGCGCCACTTGATACGTCTACGTTTATGGGTTCACAGTTTGTAGCTGGACAAGATCCTGCACAAACAGCAGCATATAATTTAGCAACACAAGGTGTTGGTTCTTATGCTCCCTATTTACAAGCAGCACAGGCTGCAGCTGGAACAGCAGCAGGAACTGTTGGTGGACTAAGTGCTTTAACAGGACCAATGACTGGTCAACAATTAACAGATTACACTTCTCCATATCAAGGAGCAGTTATCGATGAAACATTAAGACAATATGATTTATCAAGACAAGGTGGCATACAAGACATTAAAGATGCTGCTGTTGGAACTGGAAACTTTGGTGGTGGTAGAGAAGGTGCAATGCTTGGACAATATCAAGCAGACACTTTAGCTAACAAAGCTGGAATTAGAGCAGGGTTATTACAACAAGGTTACGGTGATGCACTAGCACAAAGACAACAAAATTTAATGAATCAATCAGCAATTGCTAAACAACAATTAGGCGTGGGTCAAACTCAATTAGGTCTATCTGATTTTGCAAGAACAGGAATGGGTGCAGATATACAAGCACTAGGAAATCTTGGTTCACTGAATCAAGGATACCAACAAGCATTGTTAAATGCACAGCAACAACAATTACAGTCACAAGCTTACGAGCCTTATGGAAGATTATCACAGTATGCATCAGGTATTACTGGTCTTGCTGGCGGAATGGCTGCACCACAATATCAAGATGCGCCAACACAAAGTCCATGGCAAACTGCATTAAGCACAGTAACAGGTTTAGGTGGATTGTACGGACAGATATTCAATAAGCCTTCACCGATACAAATAATAAATTAGGATTAATATGAGAATATTAAATAGACCAATGTTTAGATACGGCGGCCCTATTAAAGAGGGTGTCATGTCAGGTATTAGAGAACCTAAAAAGAATGGTGGTCTAAGTAAACAATTTAATACAGGACTAGTTGGTGATGAAAGATATCCTAAGACAGATGGTAGAGAACATCACGTTGCTTTTATTCCACCACTTCTAGCGGCGGGATCTGCAGCACTGAGATTTGCACCAGCAGCATGGAGAGGTTTGAGAGCCGCAAAAACTTTTACTCCAGGTAAATTAGGTAAGTGGGGAAGATTTAAAGATATATTCTTACCAAGAAAAAGTCCAACTTCTCCAAGATGGAGAAAAGACGATACTTATGGTTTACCGGTAGGTATGAGAGGATCAATAAAAGATAGAATCACTAAAATTCCAGCTGGGGAAAGAGCTGGTTATAATGTTGGAGCATTTATGAGAACAAATCCAGTTACATCTTTTGGAATTGCATCTATGGTACCACAAGCAGGATATCTAGGATACAAAGGAGCAAAAGCAGCACCAGGAACAATCTGGGAAGGAACAAAGAGATGGGCCGATGCGGTAATACCAGGTGATCAAAGTAGATGGTGGAAAGATAAACCACCAGCTAAAAAGGAAAAGGTTACATCAGGTGCAGCACCAGGAACTTCTGGAGCACCAGGAGGCGGGGACCCGAACATGAGAGGTGATGGTTCATGGTTCGACGCACAAGCTGAGAAGGAAGCTAAAATTGCTAAACAAAAAGAATGGAATGCAAGAATTAAAAAGTACAGAGACATTATGGATATTAAAGGCATGAATAAAGAAGCTGCATACAAATCTTTAGTTGATGCTAGTAAATTAATTCAAGAGTCACAGGACTTTAAAGGTGATATTAGATCAGGTAAATTAATTAACCAAGTTATACAAGCAGCTAGTAAACAGTTTGATAAACCAAGTAAAACTAGCGATGCTATTAACACTCTTATACTTCAAAACGAACTTAAAAAAGATTTAAATAAAGAAGAGAATGCATTAGCTAAAACACTTACACAGAAAAAAATATTATTGGCCGACAAACAATTAGCAGGAACAACTCTTAATGAAGAAATAGGTGCATACAGAACCAAACATGGTAAAAATCCTTCGGGAGCTTATCTAGAAGGAATTTTATTAGACAAAGATATCCCCGTAGAAGCTGTTGCTGACACAGTACAAGTTGATGCACATATTAAAAAAGGTGGAGATGAAGTTTCTTTTATAGAATCAATAGTACAGGCAAATGTAGAACAAGGTAAGCCAGTAACTCCAGGGGTCTACATTGTCAAAGATAAAGTTATTGTCATAGATGAAAATGGTAATGTTACAAAGAAACGTTAAGGAGAATAAATGGCCTCTATATTTGACGTCCAAACTGAATCAAACAATAAAATAGGTACATTTGAATCTATGCTAGCAGGTATAGGTTCTGGTTTAATTGCAATTCCAAAAGGTTTATTTTCTTTAGGCGCAAGTCTAATGGACTTAGGTGTTGACAGTGGTAAGGCAGCTA